GTGGGATACCGTGGACGTGACTGCGGATGACTCTCCGAACCAGATTAAAGAGAACCTGGTTACGTTCAAAACCTTCAATATCTCTCTCGACGGCATCGCACGCGAGGAAGAGATTAAGAACCAGGACGAGCTCGAAGACTATATTATAGCCCCTGTGAACGATCAGCCCTGCGGCTGGCTTCGCATTGTCAGACCATCAAAGGGAGGCTCTAAGACCTATGACGTACCTGTCCTGTTTACCAGCTTCCGTATCACTGCGCCATATGATGACGGTTCAACCTGGTCGCTTGAGGCTCCGTCTAACGGCGCTGTAACCACAACCTTCGCATAAGGGCTAGATCATGGCAGCAATTACAGCAACAACGGTCGGTGACGGCGATACGGTAATGACAGTGACCACGCTTGGCGCATCTGATACGTTTACGTATGACCCTAAAAAAGGCCCGCTTCTGATTTTGGACAACGTGACTGGCGGTGCGTTGACGGTAACCATTGATGGAGACCTAGGCACGACTGTTGATGTTGATGGCATCGGCGCTGTTGATGTTTCTCCTGGGTTTCCTACTCAATTAATTGGCATTGGCGCAAAGGTCGTGGTCAGACTGGGCACTATCCGTGAATTCCTAAAAGGCACCATCACGGTCACTGGCGGCACCGGCATAGAGGCGTCATTACTGGAGCTGTAAATGTCACAGGCCAATCCCTACGCGGGAGAGGTCGGCGTTTCTGTGGGGGCTGAGGACTATGTTTTCCGCCCCTCTTTTTTTGCGATGGCGGCGCTAGGAACACCGAACGAGCTGCCTGATTTATACGCTGATTCTCACAACCCGACAAAACGCGGATTCATTGCGGCGCTTTATGCGCTCCATGAGTGCTGTGATCGAGACCCGTCCGACTGCGTTGGGTATTTCGATGACGTTCATGGATCTCTGCAATACGTTGCCGGCGCCATCCCTCTGCTCGATGTCCATGTGCTCGGATCAAAGCTGCTGTATAACGGAATGATCGGCAAGCCATCCAAGATTAAGCGTAGCGGTCCTGCCGGCAAGTTCGATCCGGTGGAGTACGTGGGCGCAGCTGTTGCTCATCTCGGTATATCGTTCGATGAGGCGTGGCAGCTCACAATGGTAGAATTTCAGCAGGCCATGCGGGCCAAGTTCCCAGATGCTGAAAAAGAGGACTACCCGACAGCCGAGGAACACCGGGCGCTGGTCGAATCCATAGAGGGTAAGCAGAATGGCCGTTGATGCCGGCAGTATAATTTATACCGTGGATGCAGACACGACTCCGCTTCTTGCTGCCGAAAAAGAAGTCAAACGGGTGAATCAGTCGTTCTTTGATGCATTTGGAGGGACTACAAAGAAAGTACAGGAGGTAAAAAAGGAAACAAAGAAGCTGGACACTGGATTCAGCAAACTAACTAAGTCATTTAAGTTACAAAAGAACGCATCCCAGCAGCTCGGCTTTCAACTCCAGGATGTAGCCGTACAGCTACAGGGTGGCACGCGTCTAACTACTGTGTTTGCGCAACAGGGTTCGCAGCTGGCAGGGGTTTTGGGGCCAGGCGGAGCGATGCTTGGTGCCGTCATAGCAATTTCTGGTGCTCTGGCGGGGGTTTTGATCCCAGTACTGTTCAGCAGCACAGATAAGATGAAAAAGCTTTCGGATGAGGCTGACGAGCTAAGAAAATCACTCGCAAGCCTTGCCCTGTTTGAGCTAACAGACGCCGCGTTCAAATCAGCAGAGCGAGTGTCGGAACTTGAGGAGCAATTGCGCAAGGCCAAGATCCGGATGGACGGCCTGAGCGGTACCCAGATGGGAGAATTCCGGGCTGCGGCGGAGGCGGCCAAAGAGGAATTCAAGAAGATAAATCGAGAGTTGATATTTGAGCAGAACACGCTGAAGCAGATCAATGCTCAATCAACGGTTGCCTTGCAGATAAGCCAGGGGGCGCAGGATAGCTTTGTAAAAGGACTTCAAAAAGAGATAGTCGAGCGGGACAAAATATTAAAAGGACAGAAGGAGTTGGCTGGCGTAGAAGCAGCCCTCGACCTTCCGGTTGAACGACTGCGGCGACAGTTCGAGAAGCGTAACGATATCATCCAGGCCGAGACAGAGAAGGGCAGCGCGCTACAGCAGGATCTGGTGCTTCGTAACGCACAGCTACTGCTAAGCCAGATCGGCGCCATAAACGACAAGGAATTGCAGCAGGAGCAGACCAAGCTAGCCGCGCTCAACAAGATGCGGCAAGAGGCCTTCACGACAGCCACAGCAGCACAGCTTGGCATCACAGAGCAGACTGTTGAGCGCCTGGATGCCATCGCCGCAGCCGGTGCCAATGCATCTTTGACGTTAAAGGATGCATGGGCCAACAACATGCTCGACGTGGGTGACTCTATTGGCGACACGCTGGCCCGGGCGATTGTCGACGGCGAGAGCCTAAGTCAAACCCTGCGCGGTGTCGCTAAATCATTCCTGACAGAAATGCTCGGCTCGCTGATTAAGGTCGGCGCGCAGATGGTGATCAACCAAGCGATCGGTACTGCCGGGGCGGCGGCGGCCACTGCTACCGCTGTTGCTGCGGGCTCTGCTTCTGCTGCGGCATGGGCGCCGGCGGCTGCTCTTGCATCGCTGGCCAGCTTTGGCGCTAACGCTGCGCCTGCTGCTGCGGGTATCGCCTCGACTGTCGCGCTGTCGCAGGGGCTGGCGCTGGCCGGCGGCAAGCTTCACGGCGGCCCGGTCGGCCCCGGCCGAGCTTTCCCAGTGGCAGAGGATGGTCGGCCTGAGATTTTCAGCGACGGTAACCGGCAGTTCCTGATCCCCGGCAGCCGCGGCGAGGTGATCAGCAACAAGGACATGGGCGGAGGCGAAGCTGCTATCAATATCAACTTCAACGTGCAGAACAGTTCACCCGGTTCCAGCTTCGAAGTGACCGGTGTGCGTCAACAGGGAACAGAGGTTACAATTGACGCTATTGTTTCAGATATCCGCACCGGTAACGGGCCGGTAAGCCGAGCCCTTGGCGAATCCACCAATGTGACCAGGAAATCAATCTGATGGCGACAGTTAACTGGCCGACAACGCTGCGCAACGCCATCCAGCAGGGCAAGAGCCGGAACATCGGTTCGGCATTCAGGCAGGCAGACCCTGCCGGCGGCCCGCCCTTCGTTGAGCGGTTTACCGATGATGAGCCGATCGTTTATGACTTTCAGCTGCGGTTTAACCGGACTGAATCACTGGTGTTCTTCAGTTGGTTCAATGATCCGCTGAATGCCGACAAGGGCCTTGCCGAGTTCAATTTCCCGTTTGAAGCAGAATGGGGCGATGTGGAGGAGGCTGCCAGGTTCACGCAGGGCGGCGTGCCTCAGATGGTGTCGCAGGCCGGCGGCGTTATGACCTACCAGGCGCAGGTCGTTATCAGGGAATTCACCACTCAGCCGGATCCTGAATTTGTACTGGGCTACTGGGAAACGTTCCAGGATGATCTGACGCAATTGAACGCACTGGATACCATGATCAACCTATCGATGCCGGAGGCGTAATGGCTGAGGTAAACGTCAGGATTCAGCAGTTCTTCAACCAGAAGCCGATTGCGATCATCCGATTTAAGACGATCGAGATCTGGCATCCGCAGATCGGTACGTTGCGCTTTGTCAAAGACTTCACCGATAAGCAGCTGGGAATCGAATCCACTGCCGACCGTGACGCCGGGCAGACGGTCACTTTCTCGGCTCTGAATTTCGAGGTTGCAGACCCGGCTCAGGATGATACGCCTAATGCGCTGATCACCATTCAGCTCGGGCGGGTCGGCAGCGATGTGAAGGACAAACTGAAGCTGATCAAGGATTTCGGATTCATGGATTCTGTCGAGGTAATCTATCGATATTATCTCAGCGATGACCTGACGGCGCCGGCAAAGAAATTCAAACTGTTTGGAGGATCTGTGGTTCTCAGTGGCAACAACGCCGGCATCACCGCGGAAGACGACAACCCGACGAACCAGGACGTGAGCCGGGTTTATACCTACGAGGATTTTCCGGGGCTCGAGACTCTATGAAAGCTATTGATTTCGTCAATAAGGTTGTTGGCCTGCCGTGGATCAATAGGGCGTCGGGGCCTGATTGTTACGATTGCTGGGGATTAATAATTGACTATTTCGACAAGGTTCATGATGAAAAGATCCCTACTGTCATCGGCTATTCAGATGGCTCTACACCAATCGCTGATGGATTCTTCAAACAGGCAGAGTCTGGCTACTGGCTCAAGGAATCAACACCATCTGACGGCATCGTGTTCGCTGCATTCAGGGGAGAAATTCCGGCTCACGTCGGTGTAATCACCGGCGGCCGGTGCCTTCACTGTTTAGGGTCTGACGACAAGCCAGGAAGTGTCGGGTACCATAGCATCCCGACCCTTGAAAAAATCTACTCACGTTTGGAATATTGGCGCTATGTCGGCTAACATCGTAATTCACACCCCTACCGATAAAACACCGGTCGAAGTCGCCGGCGGATTGCTGATTATTGATCACCTCGAAAAAGCCTACCCGGTCGGATTTCACGGCATCGAGACAGATCTGCACCTTGGTAGCGTCCACGAATGGACAAAGATCACGCCTGATCAGTGCGGCCTGGTGTTGGCTGATGGCGATGTGCTGCATATCGTCCACCGGCCCAGCGGGCTTGATCCGATCACCATCGCTATCGCAGTTGCTGTAACGGTCGCCGTTACTGCGCTCGTGCTGATCCCTAAACCGTCGATCCCCGGAGGGCTGGGCGAGACATCGAAGGACTCCCCCAACAACGCCCTGCGCGGGCAGACGAACACCCCGCGGCCATACCAGGCAATTCCTGAGATCTTTGGTCGAATTGTCTCTTTCCCGGATCTGCTGCAGCCATCACTGTTTGAATATGTTGGCAACATCAAGCAGGTCCGGGAGGTATTTGCCCTGGGTGTCGGGCAGTATCAGATAAACTCGATCAAGAGCGGTCAATCGCTTCTGACTGGTATTCCAGGGTCATCAGCTGTTGTCCGTGACCCTGGCGATATACCTCCAAATCTTCAGATCGGTCGAGAGACAAACGACATCAATGGTCAACAGTTATTGGCGCCTGATGATCCTACTGTGGCCAGCATCGGGCGGCTGGTGTTCGATGATAAAGACGACGCGGCTAGTCCGATTGGCACTCAGTTCACAGCCTCAGACACCATCCTCATTGCCAGTGGTTCGTTTGCCTTTGACTTGGATCTGGCGCCGGGTGATCAGTTGGCAGTCACTGGCACGGTGAGCAACAATGCCACCTTTACGATTGTATCAATCACCAACAACGCTGGAGATGTTGAGCTTGATGTCGGCAGTGGAGTAACAACAGAAGGTCCAGTCACTGCCACATTCACCCGGGTAACAACTGCCCCAATGGTTGTTTACTCGTTTGACCTGGACATACTCGTCAACCTCAGTATAGACGTACTGGGGGAAATGACCGTATCTGACACGTCATCAAATAACGGCGATTTTACTGTGACATCCGCTGCATCTGGTATTTATCAGCCCACAATTAGCTCAAGCCCGATCAGCATCATCAAAATAATAGTCACGGAAACGGTCATAGACGAGGATGATCCTAGCGCGAAGATAACCAAAGTCGGCCAAGATCCTGATGCCAATGTTGGGTTTTTCCAGCTGGCTGATGCCGCAGAGGAAGTCTGGTTCCACTTCCAGATGCCGAGAGGTATCCGGGATGAGAACAGCAACGCCATTACCGTGAATTTTGAAGCAGACATCCAGGAGACTGATTCGGGCGGTACGCCAACCGGGCCGATCGACACAGAGG